GAACGTGCAGGAGCGTTTCTAAGCGGTGTATGGAATGCTGGTAGACATGTAGAGCTATGTTTGAGTGAACACAACAGAGGGGCTTCTGTGATGCTAGACAAGGCATTGGATAACCAACCAGAGCTGCCGTTTGATGAACCAGGTGGTCGCTGGTCAGATATGGGCGAGTATTGATGTGGAAACTTCACGCCACCATACCTTCTATAACAGGGCATGGTATCGTACCCCAATACTGAGGCAACTACGCCAACACCCTCTTGTAGTGACTCCGTTAGAAAAACCAGTACACCAAGATCTACACGCTGAATTACCATTGTTACCACGACCACGCCCCGACATCGCAATCGGGGCTTTGTGTTTATTAGAGGATTTAACAGATCAGAACGTGACTGACCCTGTATTAGCTCACTTATACCTAGCTGAACACTTACTCGGTAGCAGGGATAGATTAGCACACCGTATCGGACGACATATAATATTACAAACTGGATATATCCAAGAAGGCTACCATGATATTACGGATTAACGGTGAACCAACAGAGTTTGAAGCCTATTCACTAGGTTATGATAATGATCTACTAGACGGTGTACTACTAGATATGCCTGAAACATATATTTTCTTATCAGATCATGTTGAAGATGCTAGAGAAATGCAAGCGTTACTACCAGATGATATGCAACACTTTGATCTAACAGGCTGTGATCCAGATTTTGAGCAAGTACCTCACAAATGGGTGCTTGAATCTGTCGGGCGTATGATTGTGCGGACTGCTGAACGGGTCTGTATTGAGGCGTGTGGTGAATGAATACCCCTACTGGCTACCGAATAACCGTTTTGTACAGTATCAGGCGCTCAGAGGGCAAGAAGCTGATCTTAGAAAACGTGCTGAAGCTATGTTGGAGTCGGCGGATAAGTTGGGGGAGTTGGCTATGGGTATATTAGATGAGTTCCCCTTGCCAGAAAGCCAGTAAACTACAAAAACGAAAAGTGCTATAATAACCTTAGACAAACAAGGAAAACAAAGATGGCAGCTGCAAATACATACAAAGAGCAACAGGACAGGGTACTAGATCTGATAAGCAAATCAGATTCTACTACTAGGAACCGTGTTAAAAACTGGATAAACATGGGTTACTACGACTTCGTGTTAAGGGAGTTGTGGCCATTTCGTGAAAAGACTGGGACAATCTCACTGGTACAGGGTACGCAGGAATACGATCTAGTTACTAACTTCGCAGACATAGACCTACAAAACATTATTAGTGTCAGTATACAGGGTGCCAGTTCTGGCAAACTTATCTACTGGCCATTTAATCAACTTCGAGCAGACCAACCAGACTTAGATTCTCAGGGTCAAGCACTACCTAGCCGATACTACTTAAAGGGCGGAAAAATAGGCTTCTGGCCAGTGCCTAACGGTACTGACAGTGTGGCCGTTGATTACTACCTAGTACCAACAGAGCTCAGTGCAGATGCAGACGAACCAGTCATACCTGTTGGCTACCGAGAATCGCTTGTGCAATACGCTTTATCTAAAGAACATGACTTTAACAGTGATCCAGACCTTGCTATCAAAGCTTCCAACGAATACGAACAGTTTATTATCAAGGCTCGTATGAACCTACTCACCCAACCTACAGATAGCGGATCATTCCGCATAATGGGGCCAGCAGATGCTCGTAACTGGACGGACTACTAGGAGGCCTAATGCCCGTATCATTCCAACAGAAAATGAACTTCAGCAACAGGAAGGAAGAAAGCGTTGCTGAGTATAGCTTCGTAGGTGGTCTTATTACTGATGCTCACGAATCTAAGCTACAACCTAACCAGACACCGAACGTGAGTAACGTTATATATAACCAGACAGGCTCTATAAAGACTAGAAACGGCTATACACTCTATAACGCTGACGTTGTTGGTACTGCCTCAGATCAAGCCAACACAGGAGCTTCTACAGGCTCTTCAAACGTAACAACCACAGCAACCTTTGTTGCACAGACATTTGTACCGTCTGGTGCTATAAACGCCACACAGGTCAATCTATACCTTGCTATGGTCAACTCTGGTGAGGAACAGTATGTACGCTGTGAGCTATGGTCAACAACTGCTGGTGTACCAACTACCCTGCTAACTAACGGCCAAGGCCCAATACTATTAGTTTCTGGTACGTCTGAGACAGCTTATAAGTTCATATTCAAGCACCCCGTAGCTCTAAGTGCTGCGACAACCTACGCCATTGTAGTAAAACCATTTGTCAGAGGCTCTACCCAGACAGTTAATGACGTAGAGGTACATTACACTGGCACGGCTTACGCTAACGGTAACTTATACACCTCAAGCGATACAGGTGAGAACTGGACATCAGACACCAATAAGGACATGAAGTTTGTTGTTTACAGTGGTGGCGACGTAGCTAATACAGGCCTTATCCGCTATTACAAGCCAAGTAGCACAGCCCAGCTACTAGCTAAGTTTGGATCGACTATCTACAGGGGTACAGACAACACTGGAGCTATGACAGCTATCACACTACCTACAGGAGTAGCCTTTAACAGTGCTAACCAACTCGACTATATATCAGTTAACGATACCCTGTTAGTAATAGATGGCGATAGCCAGATTAAAAAGTACCGTGGCTCAACAAATGCTAACTACTCTACTGGAACAATCTCGGTGACCGTTGATTCTGCTACCGTTACTGGATCGGGTACATCTTGGAATACCTCTACTAATGCTGAAGTTGGTGAATACATCCAGCTACCAGACAGTAAGTGGTATCGTATTACCGCTATTGGTGGTGCAACTAGCTTAACGATTGAAACAACCTACGAGGGGTCTACAGCTTCAGGACAGACTTATACTATCTCTCCATGGGGTGAAGTTATGGGCAAACTTAACACTACTGGTTCTGTAACCGTGCCAACACCGCAGTTCATCGCTGCTTTCCAAAACCGTGTTTGGACGCTGACTAATAACCAGATCAATTTCTCAGTGCTCGATACATCCGTTACCGAGGATCACTTCAACGACTTTGATACTACTAACAACTCAGGTGTCATAAATGTACCAGCTGGCAAGGGTGATACAGGTACGGGGCTATACGCTCTAGGTAATGCACTCTTCGTATTCCAACGTCGGGCTATCTGGGCAATCTACGGTAACTCACCAGCTAACTTCGAGCTTCGTAATATCACGAACGAGATCGGTATGATTAACAACCGAACGCTAGTTGAATGGGATGATGTACTAATCTTCCAATCAGACAGAGGCATATATATGTTTGACGGTACAAACCTCAAGAACATATCTGACAACGCTGTTAATACTACTATCAACTCATGGGCAAACACTACAAGCCCTGTGGCTACGCTGTGGGAGAATAAGTACCTTATAGGCTATACACCTGGTGGTGATGCTCATAACGCCGAAGCACTGTTCTATGACCTTACACGTGGTGTATGGGGGCACATGGATCACCTACACATGAACAGCTTTTCTAACTGGATCGGTGGTGATGACCACGGTGAGATCTACTTCGGATCTTCAACTACAGGTAACATCTACTTATGGAATACTGGTGGTAACGATGCTGGCTATGAGATTGATACACTCTACGATACCCCATCGCTAAGCTTTGACTCAGGTATTAACGATAAAGCTATTAAGAAGTTCTACATACAGCAACTAGCTCTGGGCGACTGGAATATGTCAGTTACACAGCTACAGAACATATCTGAGAACACCACTACAGGATCAGACATTAACCTCAGCCCTGGTAGCTCATCTCTATGGGATGTTGCCGAGTGGGATGTTGATTCATGGAGTAGCGATGGTGCTCTTATTACTAGCCGAGTAGCCGAGTTCCAAGGAATAGGCAAATACTTTAAGTTTAGAATCCAGCAGTCTGGTTACGACGAAGGTATAGAAGTCTTAGCACTTCAGGCTACAGCGAGAATGAGGAGATTGACGTAGATGCCAATACTCCCAGAGATCCGTACTAGTGGTATAAACGCTGGTGATACAGATGCTCAGATTCAGAGCCTTGCTAAGCAGATGAACGAATGGGGCAGGAGTATATCGAACGAAAAGCGAACAGATGTCTATAAGGATAACGCTGGAACAAACCGCATCATCATAGGGGTACTGCCAGATGGTGACACTGGTATTGTTATGACGAGAGAAAATGTGGACGTATTAAGTGTATTTTCATAGGTGTTACGAAGATGTCACTAACTAACCAACAGAATATAGCCTTCAGCACCTCGTATCAAACCGATAAGATTGTCGGGGTATATTCGGGTAGCTTCGATACCAACACCGCACCACAGCTAGGCGGATATATAGCCTACACCACCGTTGCTCACGGCCTAACCAGACCAGTCTTTACCAAGCTACAGACATCATCTGATGGCACGAACTGGCAAGATGGTAACTCAGCTAACCAATACGCTATATCTTACTCTACGACTACGCATATATACGTTCTGAGTGCTGCGAGCGTCGGTACTATTTACTATAGGGTTGTAGCGTTCTGGATCGACGACTACGATACGACTAACCCGTTAGTACCACCAACAGTCGGTAGCACATCTAACATCACCTTCGACAGCCGACTTAATTACCAGAAGGTAGCCTACCAAGGTGTGCTCACCATACCAGCAGCTACACTAGCAGTAACCAACACTATCACCCATAATCTAGGTTATAAGCCAACAGTTAGGGTCTACAACGAAATGAAGACTGGTGAGGTGTGGCTGGCTAACTATGGTGGTGGAATCAGCAACTATTGGGTGTATGATTTAGCTATGGTGGAAGCAGATGTTAGCGTTACCGATACAACTTTAGTAATTGACTCGTATGGTGGCATTACTAGCCCAGCGACGAGAGTTTGGTACGTGGTGTACTACGATGGGTAGCATAAGACTAGACGACGTAATACTTTCTTCATTCCATGAGGCTTTTAAGAATAGAGAAAAGAAAACCGCATCAGTGGTACTGTCTGGCACTGTGCCAGCTTTCGATGCTTTACAGTTCACCACAGATATAGCAATTACAAGAGATCAGGCAGTCTTTGAGGTATATTACCAGCGAAGTGGTGCCTACTCTCGCAGGATAGCTAATAACAGTATCATACTTAGAGATCTTACATGGGCAAGTGGTAATGCAAACATATCTGTCTATAACCCTTCAGCTAACGTACTTCGTATTGAGATATTTGTTTCTAACAATACTGGTGCCCCTGCTGCACTGTCTAGCCAGACCTATGACTTCACTATTTACGTCTTTGATACACCCTTTAGCACTTGACATATAACCATAGCTATGATAAGCTCATCAATATGAAGAGGAAAATAATCGGAACAGCAATAGCGTTAACATTGATAACGGGGGGTAGTCTAATGGCTGTTAACCAACCTAGTGAGGAAACTCGCCAGATACCAGTAACGATTGAATCTAAGGTTACACCATGGCCAGCAAAGCCAGCTACCGAGACACCAGTACCAGAACAGCCACCAACACCACTTGTGACTGCACCAGAGCCTGTAGAAGCCCCACAAGTACCACCAGCAGACACAAAGTGCACTGGAGATAAAAATACTGCTCTAGCACCCCTACAAGCTCAATTAAATGAGTATGACGGTCTTATTGCAAAACGTACTGTTGAACTAACAGAACTATACAATGCTCGTAAGTCAGTTGGTGCTATACCAGAATGGGTAACACTAGAGTATTGGATAGAGGATAACCTAAGTCGTACACTTCGACCTGCAAAAGATAGAATACAGGTACAGTACAACGCCCTCGCCTCTCAGTACGACTGCTAGACCGTATATTTACTTTTGTCAATACACTAAGCTATAATC